ATACCTATTGCACCAGGCTGGGCAACTGGTAAATTCTGGGAAATGATTAAGCATGGCATTATACCATTTATGCATCCTGAATATGATGTACAAAAAAATATTGGATTTCCTGAAGAGCTTAGAGTGAAAGATTCAAACGACTTATTAGAAAAAATAAACCTTTACAACAGCGATGAAATGTTGTATAATAGATTACATAAACAACTAAAAGATATGATAACACCTGATAAGAAAAGTGGTAAGTATATGAATGATATTATTATGAAAAATGCTGAGGAGGTATTAAATGGATAAGCGTGGCACTATTGAAAAGTTTGATATAAAAGACTTTACTAAAGGTTGGTTCATTGGTGATTTTGAACCTACATTATTTAAGACAAAAGACTTTGAAATATCAGTAAGAACTCATCCTAAAGGTGAGATATGGGATAAGCATTATCATAAAGTTGCAACCGAGTATAACTATGTCACCGACGGTGCTGTTGAAATTGATGGTGTTACATATAAGAAAGGTGACTTATTCGTAATATATCCTGACTTTGTAGTTGACGCAAACTTTGTTGATGACTGTTCAATTGTTTGTATAAAGACACCAAGCATTATGGGTGATAAGTACGTGGTGGAAAGATGAAGATTATAGCTCATAGAGGTCTGATGGTAGGTCCAGATCCTGAAATTGAAAATCATCCTGACACTCTTGATGAGGCATTGTCTTATGGATTTGATGTTGAAGTTGATGTTAGGTTAATTAATAATAAGCTTATTATTGGACACGACCACGCAATGTATGATTGTCCTGAATGGCTACTTAGTGATAAACGAGTATGGTTTCATTCTAAAGATGTTGAGGCTCTAGTATACTTAAATAACCTTGGAAAACGAGTGTTTTATCATACAGATGAAGATGTCGTAATGACATCAAAGGGTGAGCTATGGGCACTTCCTGGCAAAGGTTTTCCTGGCTCATATATAATACTACCAGAAAGATATGGTGACATAGTTCCTAAAGGTGCTATGGGAATATGTACAGATTATGCAATAAAATATAAGGATAAGTATAAATGAGAGTGATTATACCAATGGCAGGATTAGGTTCAAGATTTACTAATGCTGGTTACTTAACACATAAGCCACTAATAAAGGTTAACAATAAGAGTTTAATAAGATACGCAGTTGAGTCATTGGACATTGTAGGTGAATACATCTTTGTGTGTAGGGACTTAGGTGGCACATATATGTCTGACTTAAAAATAGAACTTGATCAGTATTTTGATAGCTCAGAGTCAACTTATAAAATTGAAATTATTGATCACGTAACTACTGGCGCAGCTGAAACTGCATTATTTGGAATGTATGATAAGTACAACGGTGAGCTCATTATTACAAACTGTGATCAGTATCTTGACTGGGATTCAGCTACATTTCTTGCAAACAGTAGAAGTTATGATGGATGTGTTCTTACATATGACTCTGAAAATCTTAAGAACTCATTTGCCAAGCTTATAAATAATAAGGTAGTTAAGATGGTTGAAAAACCTAAAGGCGCTATTGAAGGCGAGGCTCTCGTCGGTGTGCACTACTGGAAAAAAGCTCAGTCATTTGTAACGTCAGGTACCAAGTCGCTAAGAAACTTTAATAAGAAGAATGAAACTTATATTTCAGAGACATATAACTATCTTATTGAAGAAGGCCATAACATAGGCATATCGCATATATCAGAAACTTATGATAGCGTAGGAAAATACTGGTCAACTGGCACACCTGAAGATCTTGCCTTATTCAAGGGTATGATATCTGAGTACTATACAAAAAAACCAAATACATACTTTATCGATTTAGATGGAACAATATTTAAACACGCACACAGATACTCTAACTTAAAGAACTCAGCTGAGTTGTTACCAGGAATTAAAGAAGCACTTGATGAGCTTGATTCAAGAGGTGATAAAATTATTTTAGTATCTGCCAGAAAAGAAGGTGCAAGATTGTTTACCGAACAACTACTTGATGATAATTTAATACCTTATGATCAGTTAATACTTGGAGTATCACAGGGATGTAGAGTTGTAGTAAACGATGTACTAAGTAGTAACTGTCTTCCAAGAGCAAAGGCAGTAAACGTCATAGTAGATAAAGGATGGCGAGTTGAGGATTTACAATAATGGAACATACATATGCCAGCATAGTTCCACTCATTGGTGGAGAAACCATAGCTATGCAAAATGTCTTTCAAAAGAAACCGGAGTATATTTTAAGTTATGCAGCATTTACACCTAATGATAACCACTTGGTTGAATACTATAAGAATGAAGTACCGTACCATGTTTTGGACGACGGTAGGAACCATAATGTACGTAGCGTCGATGTTGTCAATACTGTTTGCCCTTGTGCTGGCCTGTCTAGTCTCAATACTTCAGCATCTTCTGATGCTTCTGCTAACGATTGGATGTCTACCTCTGCTAATTACGTCCTGGGTACTGTCAAACCTCGAGTATTCTGGGGTGAGAACGCACCAAGACTCGCTTCAAAGATGGGAGAGCCTGTCGTTGAGAATCTCAGACAGATTGGAAAAAAGTATGGTTACACTTTCTCGCTTTATAAAACAAAGTCTATCCTTCATGGACTAAGTCAAGTTCGTGATCGATCATTTTATTTCTTCTGGAAAGGTGATAAAGTGCCAAGACTTAACTACTATAATAGAAAACATAGGAAGATTGAAGATACAATAAGGTCTGCTCAAAATCTACCAAGTGATCCTATGTCTGCTCTCACCAACACAAAAACTCCATCTGATAACCCGTTTTATCAGTATGTACTAAAAGAAATGTGTGGTGGCATATCGCATAATGAATTTCAAAACTCATTAACTAAGACAGTTAATCCTATGGATTACATTGAAAATCATAATATAAAGTATTCTGAAGTTTCCAAGTGGCTAATGAAGAATAACTTTGAAAAAGAAGCAGCAAAGGCTATGATGATTCATAATAAGCTCGAGGCTGGCAATAATGTAATGAGAAGACTAGTTACTATACCTAAAGACTTTATTGGAGCTTTTGTTGGCCACTTGCCATTTGAGTTAACTCATCCTGATATCGATAGGCATCTGACTATAAGAGAGTGTTTAACTATAATGGGATTGCCTGATGACTTTATCCTACAAGGTGGAAGAAAGAACTTAAATCATATATGCCAGAATGTTCCGGTGACGACTGCTAGCGACATGGCAGATAATATACTTAAGTATGTCAGTGGTTTCTTAGATAACCAAATGGTTGATACTGATTTCTTAGTACAAAATAACAAGTCACAAGAAAATTTTTATGAAAAAAAGCCTTTACAATTAGATCAATTTATGGTATAATAACACTATTATTGGAGCAATAGTATGAAAAAAAATATAGCCCTTACAGGTTCACGTGGTTTTATTGGTAGCCACTTAATGAAAAGACTAATAGATGATGGTATGGATGTTACTGAATGGGACTTAAGACAAGACCCTCCTAGGTGTGTTAAAGACTTTGATCCTAATGGAGTAAGTTATGTTGTGCACCTTGCAGCTTATGCAAACGTAAGAAAGAGTATCGAAGAGCCACAGAAGTGGTGGAAAAATAACGTTGATAATACTTCAAGAATACAAAAGATATGTCACTATAACAACATACCATTATTATATGCATCATCTTCATGTATACATAACTGGTGGTTATCACCTTATGGAACTACAAAGAAAGTAAACGAGCAAACTGCTTTTGAAAAACAAGTTGCTTTAAGATTCACTACTGTTTATGGTGAAAATGGGCGTGAGTCAATGTTCATTCCAAGACTGCTTAATCAAAATCTTGAATATGTAACGTCACATGTGAGAGATTTTATTCACGTTGATGATGTGATTAATGCTATATGTTTAATTATGTCTAAAAAGATTGACACGCTTGATCCTGCCTACGACATAGGAACAGGTGTAGGCAATACGATTGAAGACTTAGCGATATTAGGAGGATATGATAACTTACCATTAGTTAAAGGAGATGCATGTGAAGCGAACAGCAATGTAGCAGATATAACATTGATGAAAGGATTAGGTTGGAAACCTAAGATAAACGTAGTTGATTATATTACAAAGAAAACAATTCCACACTAGGAGATATGAATGTCAATAATGGACAAATTGAAAAAGAATACGAAAGTTGATTATACATCAATATTATCGGATTCAAAATTCTTTAATGATAAAGATATGGTGCCAACAGATGTACCTATGATAAACGTAGCCCTATCAGGCTCAATGGATGGTGGTTTAGCACCTGGACTTACAGTGTTAGCTGGTCCATCTAAACACTTTAAGACATCATTTGCTCTTATAATGGCAAGTGCATACTTAAAGAAATATAAAGATGCAGTATTATTATTTTATGATTCAGAGTTCGGTTCTCCTCAGGCTTACTTTGAAAACTTTGGTATTGATACTGATAGAGTATTACATACTCCAATCACCAACGTGGAAGAACTTAAGTTTGATATGATAAGCCAGCTTGAAGGATTAGAACGTGGTGATAAGGTCGTAATAGTTATTGATTCAGTTGGTAACTTAGCTTCTAAGAAAGAATTGGATGATGCAATTAATGAGAAGTCAGTTGCTGATATGTCAAGAGCAAAGGCACTTAAAGGTTTATTTAGAATGGTGACACCATACCTAAATATGAAAGATATACCTTTACTTGCTGTAAATCACACCTACAAAGAAATTGGATTATTTCCAAAAGATGTTGTATCTGGTGGTACTGGTATATACTATAGTGCCGATAATATTTGGATTCTTGGTCGTCAACAAGATAAGCAAGGTACTGAAATTAAAGGCTATCACTTTGTAATCAATGTGGAGAAATCAAGATATGTTAAAGAAAAGTCTAAAATTCCTATTTCTGTTAGCTGGGACGGTGGTGTGCAGCATTGGTCTGGTCTGCTTGACGTTGCTATGTCTGGTAATTATGTTGCTAAGCCCAGTGCTGGTTGGTACGTACGGATTGATAAATCTACTGGAGAATTGGTGGAACCAAAAGTTCGAGAAAAAGACACCTTAAATGAAGAGTTTTGGAAACCAATACTAGAAGAAACTGACTTTAAGCAGTACTTATCAAATAAGTATTCGATATTAAATAATCAAGTCAGTCTTGCTAAACTGGATGAGAACTAATGGAAGAAGGAAAGCACTATCAAATTATTCCAGATAGAGCCGATGAGCAAGCTTGGAACGTGAGAATATTAAAAGGACCGTTCACTGAAACGGTTCTCAAATATGGCACCGTAAAGTTTAATGAAATTCCTAAAAACATGTCTTTTGACTTCAGTATTGTGTATACTCCCGATACAGAGTTAAAGATAACAGACACTAAACTGCAAGACTTTGCTGGATTTATGCTTGAGAAAATTATGGCTCGTGGTATTGAAGAAGGAAGTGTTATAACGAAAGAGGTAAAAGATGAAAGAAATAACTAAGACAGAGAGATTAGTATTATTAATGGATGAGATTGCAATTGCAAAAGGTAAGCTACAGCCACATGATACTGGTCACATACATACATCGATTAGTTACTTGGAATCAAGAGTCGATGAGTTAAAAAAAGAAATTGATGAAGAATTGAGAAAAGCTGCATATGCCTACTAATTTAGAACAAACCATATTACGAAATCTTCTTACAGATGAAGAATATATGCGCAAGGTTTTACCATTTATAAAACCTGACTACTTTGCTGGCATATATAGGATATTATTTCGTGAGGCAGGTAAGTTTGTTGCTAAGTATAATAAGTTGCCAAATGCTGAGTCATTTAAGATTGAACTCGATCAGTCAGAAAAGTTAAGTGATGAGCAGTATAACTTGGCGATGGACATAGTTCCACAGTTATTTACTAATGATAAAGTAGATAATCAGTGGCTTCTTGATACAACTGAAAAGTGGTGTCAGGACAGAGCAATATATAATGCAATCATGGAATCAATATCAATAATTGATGGAAAACACGAAGAGCTAACAAAGGGTGCATTACCTGACTTATTAAGTAAGGCTCTTGGTGTTGGATTTGACTTAAAGGTTGGTCATGACTATACAGAAAATGTTGAAGAAAGATATGACTTTTATCATACAGAAGAAGATAGGCTACCATTTGATTTGGAATACTTTAATACAATCACTAAAGGTGGAGTTCCACGTAAGACACTCAACATTGCTCTCGCTGGCACAGGTGTCGGTAAGTCTCTGTTTATGTGTCATGTGGCAGCATCATCTCTAGTGCAAGGTCATAATGTCTTATATATTACTATGGAGATGGCTGAGGAACGTATAGCTGAGCGTATTGATGCCAACTTACTTAATGTTCCTATTGATCAGCTTGATAAGTTATCAAAAGACATGTTTACTACTAAGGTTTCTGACATAGCACGTAAGACAACTGGTAAACTTATTATAAAAGAATATCCAACTGGCTCTGCACATTCTGGTCATTTTAGAGCACTACTTAATGAACTTAAATTGAAAAGACAATTTGAACCAGACTTAATCTTTATTGATTATTTAAATATATGTGCAAGTTCTAGAATGAAAGGAATGGGCGGTGCAATTAATTCATACTCTTACATTAAAGCAATTGCTGAAGAATTACGAGGCCTTGCGGTCGAGTTTAACGTACCGATCTTTTCTGCAACGCAAACGACTCGTTCAGGTTATTCTAACTCGGATGTTGGGTTGGAAGATACAAGTGAGTCTTTTGGATTACCCGCAACAGCGGACCTAATGTTTGCATTAATATCTACCGAAGAACTTGAACAACAAGGTCAGTTTATGGTTAAGCAATTAAAGAACAGGTATAATGATCCTACACAGCATAAAAGATTTGTAATCGGTGTTGATCGTAGCAAAATGAGATTATATGATGTGGAAGAAACTCAGCAAACTTTAACAGATGATACGCCAGTGTTTGATAAGACTCCAACTGGTCAAAGATTTAAGGATTTCAAACTATGATAAAAATTTTAGCATACTTATTTGCAGCCTTTTGGTTGTTAATAGTAACATTTATATTATGGCCATACGATAGCTCAGCAGGAGAGTGGAATGATAAACCTGTAATGTGCGAGCATAAAGAAATAGCACTTGAAGCAGTAAAAGCTAAGGGTGAGATTCCTTTCATTACCGCTGTCCAGAGTACAAAAGTTCGTGATCAAGATGGACTATCAGACATACCAGCACATGTGCCATTACAAATATTTGTAAACTTAAAAACAAAAACATTTAGCATATTAGAGTTTCATCCTTCATATGATAGCATATGTATTATTGGCTATGGAGATGACTGGAACTTATTAGGAGAAAAGAGTTGATAGCAAAATTAATATCTTATAGTAAGCCATCAGAATTTATAACTTATGGTGATGATTTTGACATGCCTAAAGATTGTCAAGATCTTATATCATATTGTGCAAGAGTTTCAAATCCGTCTAATCAGAGCAATACTAAAACAGCAGAAAAATTATTACGATATCTTGCTAAACACAAGCACTGGTCACCATTTGAAATGGTAAGTGCATGTATTGAAATTAATACTACCAGAGATATTGCCAGGCAAATACTAAGACATCGAAGTTTTAGTTTTCAAGAGTTTAGTCAAAGGTATGCCAATCCAGTAGAGGAGTTAGAGTTTGTTACACGAGAAGCGAGAATGCAAGATGATAAGAATAGACAAAGTAGTATCGAAGTTGATGATGAAACTTTCCAACTCGATTGGGAAAGAGAACAAAAGCGAGTTATCTGGATGTGCAAACAGGTCTATGCTGCGGCAATTAAAAAAGGAATCGCAAAAGAGGTAGCAAGGGCAGTGTTACCTGAAGGATTAACAACTTCTAGATTATACATGAATGGAACTATAAGAAGTTGGATTCACTTTATTGAATTACGTTCAGGTAATGGTACACAAAAAGAATGCAGTGAAGTTGCTATAGCATGTGCTGAAGCAATATCAAAAATATTTCCAATGGCTAAGGAGTTTATCGATGAGCAATAAGTATACAGAAGACATGACTGGAACAGGAAGATTTATAGAACTACCTGAACAGGATGATGATCCAGAACCAGAAAGATATTATGACTGGATGCTATGGAAACTTCGCAAATTAAATGAAAAAAAGTGAAAAAAACTGTTTACAAAGCTTAAAAACTGTAGTATAATAGATCTATAAAATTAAAAAAGCGGAGATTATATTATGGGAATACATATTGGCAAACACAACAGGTCAACCTCATGGATTGGCAGGTTTGATCCACAAAATCCACAAGATATGCTGGAATATGAAATGGTTAAATCGGTTGTACGTTCATGCAACTCATCTAAGCGAAAATTTAGAGTGGAGAAAAAAGGTAGGAAACCTGTCAACGGGTTTACTTACTTTGGTGATCCTAAAGGAGGCATAAAGAATGCTACCTTATGGGATGTATATGTTTATAGGAGATATGCAATATGATTATAGTTGATTACAGCGGTATAGCACTTGCCAGTATTATTATTAATAAGACAAATGACGAAGACATGATTCGTCATATGATTCTTAACTCCTTACGTATGTATCGTACGAGATATAAAGAAGAATATGGTGACATGGTTCTTGCTGTGGACGCTGCAAATAACTGGCGTAGAAAAGCATTTCCTCAATATAAAGCTAACCGTAAAAAACATAGAGAAGAGTCTTCCTTTGATTGGAACGAAGCTTTTAGGATCTTAAACTTAGTAAGAGAAGAAATACTTGAAAACATGCCATATAAGGTCATAAAGATTGATGGTTGTGAAGCTGATGACGTCATAGGTACATTGGTAAGAATGAAATCTAAAGTCGAGTTTAATCCAGAAAAAATTATGATCGTATCTTCTGACCGTGACTTCTTACAGTTACAAAAATACTCTAACGTAAAACAATTCTCTCCTTTAAAGAAAGAAGAAATGATTGAGCCAAACGCAAGAGTGTTCTTAGAAAATCATATCATACGCGGTGATAAAGGTGACGGTGTACCTAACATACTATCTGATGATAATGTATTTGTCGAAGGCTTTAGGCAAACACCTATGTCAAAGAAAAAGGTTGATGCTATTATCGAAGATGTTAATGAAGGTGAGTTATTATATGCTGCATCATGGTATAGGAATTACTGTCGTAATAAAAAATTAATCGACTTAAGTGAAACACCATCTGATCTTAAAAAACAAATTATAAATAGTTATAATGAACAAGATCATTGGTCGAAGAAAGGTAAGGTATTTCCTTACTTAGTAGCCAAGCGTTGTAATAATTTGATTGAAAGTGTACAGGAGTTTATTTAATGAAACAATATGTTTTCGAAGTCCTTGAAGAAATGGCAAAGCAAAGAAATCGTAGTGATAAAGTTCGTGTCTTAAAAGAAAATGAGACATGGGCTTTAAAAGATATTATAAGAGGTTCAATGGATTCTACAGTTAAGTGGAACTTACCAGAAGGTGAGCCTCCATATACTGCAGCAGCAGCTCATAATCACCCTACTAACTTAGTAAAACAAAATAAACAGTTTAAGTTTTTTGTTCAAGGTGGTCCAGGTGATAAATTACCGAAATATAAGAAAGAACAAATATTCATAGGAATACTTGAAGGCGTGCATCCAGAAGATGCTAAGCTCGTTGTTAATATGATTAATAAGAAGAAAATCCCCGGAATTTCCAAACCAGTTGTAGAGGAGGCCTTTCCTAAACTACTACAGGACTAACTCTGCAACCTAACGAAAGGTAAAGAGATGGTACTACAACAACTTGAAAGAGATTTAGAACTTCACGCATTAAAACTTAAAAAAAGAGGAAGAGTTAATCGAATGGAAAAGATCGTTAAAAAACGTAATTTTGTTAGAAAGAAAATCAAGTTATTAAAAGTACAAGAGGATAAGTTTCAAATCAATTAATAAAAAAACTGTTTACAAACTGTGAAAAACGTGATACAATTATATTATTTAAAAGGTGATTATTATGAATATTTTTATTTTGGACAAAAGTCCAGTTAAAGCAGCTCAAATGCTATGTGACAGGCACGTACCTAAGATGATTGTCGAGTCTGCGCAAATGCTTAGTACTATACATCGAATGCTTGATGGCACACCAGAAAGACGTAGGTCAAAGTCAGGTAAGACAATGCAACAGTACTACGCGTTTGGTGATGAGCGTGATGAAATGTATTACCTTGCAGTTCACAAGTATCATCCATGTACTACATGGACAGGCAAAACTGACACAAACTATAAGTGGCACTATGAACACTTTGTAGCAATGTCTGACGAGTTTGAATACAGGCGCGGTAAAAAACATGCAACATTTGAAAAACTTGGTAAGTTTCTAGAAAAAACTCCTATAAATATTCCTGTAGGCGGTCTTACCGAGTTTGCCCAAGCAATGTCACACTACCCTGATTGTATGGTCCCAGGTGACGCAGTCCAAGCATATCGAAATTACTACCATAAGGCAAAACAATTTGCCAATTGGAATTGGAGACGGCCAGCCCCTGACTGGTGGAAAGGATACCAAGGTGCCTAAGTATACAGTAAAGCCTTTAGAAGAAGGCGATGAATATGACATTGAATGCAGCTCAGATGAGCTTCAAGATTATCTCAAAAAACATAACTGCATAAAAGTTCTTAAGTTTCCAGGTGTTGTTTCCATGCATGGCAGTTTACTATCTAAAACTGATCAAGGGTGGAAAGATAATCTACAGAGAATAAAGCAAAATTCTGGTAGAGGTAACACTATTAAAACTTAGGAGAAGATATGAAATTTTTTATAATAGTATCTTTTATTATGGCAAATACTGCAGCACTTGATAGGCCTCTTTTCGTATTTAAGCAACCGCAATTTGATACAATAAAAGAATGTCATCAGTACGTATCTGTAATGCATCAAAGAATATATACAACAGCGAGTGCATCATATAACTTTAAGCACACACCTGAAGCAATATATTGTTTAACGACTGATCAAGTTAAAGGTATATTTGAGTATAATTATGAAGAAAAGGAAAAGAAAAATATTTAGTCATGACAAAATTAATATCGGCTATGAAGACTTGGATGCTACAACTACAGACACAGGGAGAACTTATGATACTCCTAATGGTAAGTCTTATCCTAGTATTACAACAGTTCTAAGTATACTCACTGAAGAAGCTATACGTGCTTGGCGAAATAGAGTTGGTGAAGAACAGGCAGAAATAGTCGGTGGAAAAGCATCAAGACGTGGAACTAAAGTCCATAGTATAGTAGAAAAGTATTTAAACAATGAAGATACGTCAGAATTTTTGCCACACATCAGACAGAGCCTGCAAAATCTGCAGCCTGTGCTTGATAAGAGTGTTGGAACGATATTCGGCCTCGAGGTTCCACTATATAGTGATCACCTAGGTGTGGCTGGTAGATGTGACTGTATCGCTCAATTCAATGGTGTCCCATCAATAATTGACTTTAAAACATCAAGATATATAAAGAAGAAAGAAAATATTAGCAACTACTTCGCACAAGGTGCAGCATATGCAATTATGTGGGAAGAGCGAACCGGAATGACAGTTCCAAATGTAGTAATCATTATGGATGTTGATCATGAAAAGCCTGTGGTGTTTGTTGAGCACAGGGATAACTATACTAAATTATTAAAGGACACAATTGATGAATATAGAACTCGTAAAATGTTTGGACACTGACTTATCACTAACACAGATTATAAAACTAAGATCTGACTTTGAAGAAATCACTAATGGATATAGTATGCCGGATGGATCTGATATAAATAGCATAAATTGGTTTTTGAAAAATGGCCATAGGTCAAATTCTCTTCGTAATGGATTTACAGAAGCTAAAGAGATAGCGAAGACGATAAAGGAGTATTCTGATGGCTGCGCAAAAACAACTGGAACCAGGAAGCAAGTACGCGAGTTTTGATAAAGACGGTGACGGAGTAGTTACTGATGAAGAGTTTGAAATGGAACAAAAATTAGTTATGTTAGAAAATGAAGATAAGAAACAAGATGCACAAAGAAATATGGCATGGTTTGCTTTAGGCGGTATGTTATTATATCCGGCATTTGTTATCATTGCCACGTTATTTGGCTTAGATAAAGCTGCAAAAATATTAGGTGATATGGCCGCCGTATATTTTGTATCTGTTGCTGCTATCGTGGCTGCGTTCTATGGCAAGGAAGCACTAGCAAAGAAAAAATAAAATAAGGATTTTGTTATGAAGAGATTGATTTACCAAGTTTACACTGGGAAAAAATCGAGGTTGTATGATCACTGTACCGCCTCGGTTAAAGCATATGCCGATAGAATTAATAAGGAAGAAGATCCTAAACACTCTGTTTCTTATATAGTTCAAACAATACCAAAAATGATGATTAAACCTGACGTATTTGCAACAAATCGTAGTAAGGAGTCGTATGAAAAATATGGTGGATTCTTACCTATATATGAAAAAGAAAATGCACTTGATCTTTTTAATAAGTATGATCAAATTTGTGTTATTGATGCAGATATCTGGGTGCGCCCTAACGCACCAAACATCTTCCATGAACTGGATCTTTTCGGTGGAACCACCGAATTTGCCGGAGTTGTGGAGAGACTGGCGCCAATCCTCCCGTGGTATAAAGAAAAACTAAAAGGTTACACTCGCATGCAGTACTCTAATCTTACAGATGTTGATTGGGAGTGGAATGATAATGGAGCGCTATTCTATAATATGGGTTTAATGTTAATGGATAGAAATATATTAAAATACTTAAATGGACAGACTGGTAAAGAATTTATTCAGCGTCCAGAGTTTAAAGATTTTGTTGATGGTAAAGGCGCATGGAAATGGAGCACTGACCAAACGCTATTAAACTACTGGGTTAAGAAAGAAAAAATGGTTCAGTTATATCTTGACTGGAAATGGAACGCATTATACACGGCGATACCAGATAGTAAGATTAAAGAAGCACACTTTGTTCACTTCTTTCTTAAAGATAAATTGCCAAATGCAGGTGAGAATGTTGAACAATTGATGGAGATTGTGCAGTGAAAGTTGATGTGAAAATAAGTGTAGGTGACTACCTTGATAGATTATCTATTTTAGAGATTAAAAAATATAAAGGACTTGACGTATCAAAAGAGATAGCTAACTATCATCATAGGTTAATAAACCTTGATGTAGGATATGAGTTCTATTTAAATATTATAAAGACTATAAACCTGCAGCTATGGGACCTTGAAGATATTAAGAGAAAGAAATTAGATAGATACTCTAAGAAAGAAAGTGATATAGCAATGCTTATCACGCAGTTAAATGACTTACGTCATGAGACAAAGAAGCGTATTGATACATACTTTGGTAGTGATTTTACAGAAATGAAGAGCCATTGAAACATATAGCACTAAGATCTAAGAGCGTAAGAAGTGGTGACAGACCATATACTACACCAGGATTAGGTGATAGAGTTCATAGTGCGATGATAGCATACCAATATAGTAAGGCACATAATTCTCCAGTAACTATACACATTACTGATGATAAGTGGAGCATTGCTGGAGGTAAGCCATCAGGTAAAAAGAAAAAGTCATGGATTGAAATATTATCACTATTTCCATCAGATACATTATACTTAGAGCCACATCCTGTGGAAAACTTATCTGAAGTAGATTGGATAAAGTACTTAAAATCTAAGGGATATGACGCATACATTTATCATTACGCAGACACGATTGATATGCATCCTAACGAGACTCGTGTTGGTATCGAGATGTCACAGTATATAAAAGAACTACCGATGTTAAAACCTATCGTTAATAATGGATGGCTGCCAGACGAGTTCATTACAGTGCAGTGGGATTCAACAGATTCACAAAGGACTCTACCTCATAATATTAGAGAAGAGATACACCGTAAATATGATGTTCCGGCATTGTATGTAGGAGGTGAGGGTAAAGGTTTATTAAAAGATTCATTGCCGCATATTGGATTAGCAATGGCCAATGCGAAAGCACATGTAGGCAGCGACTCAGGTATGATGCATGTCGCTCAGTTGTATATGAAATATGAAGATATACATATATACGACAGGCCAGGTTCATATAGGTCACATCACCTAGTAAGAGCAATTAATAATGGAAGTAAATATTTTAAGGTATAAACATCATGATGGCAACTCATACAAATAAAGATTCAAAAAACATAATGCATGTAATAAAACCAGATACAACAGGTGCAGAAATTGGCGTGTGGATGGGAAACACTTCAACTCAATTTCTTAAAAAAGGTTTAAAAAAGTTATACATGGTAGATTGTTATTCAGTTGAACCTTATAAAGAAAATACTGAAATGTCGTATCAAGAATATCTCGCAAAATACCAGCCAATTACTGGTGAGATAGCAGAGGCTGGCTTTCAAAAGTTTTATGATAGAGTATATGAAGAAATTAAACAAAGATTTCAAGAAATGACAGAAGTAAAAATCTGTAGGATGACATCTGATAAGTTCTTTAATCAATACTTTCCAACTAAAAATACAGAACTCGACTGGATTTATATAGATGGAGATCACTCAT